AACACGATACTGTAAAAGCGTTATTCAAGAATGTTATTGTTACGGTTACTCCAGCACTTATTAAATCTACTATTGAGGACGTAATCGGAATGACAATATTGATTTGGGATGAAAAAATAAAAGTTGGAAAAACAACTAAAAATGTATTTCCAGATAACATTGTAACATTAATTCCAAACGGACAATTAGGAGTTATGGAATACGGACCAACTCCAACAAAAACCGATGAACTGCTTGGGTTGTTAGGAGATAGAGAAGTTGTGGATATAGCAGGGACATTTGCAACTGTGGAAGTTGTGCCTGAATCAAAATCGGCAGGGGTTGTAAATAATGTAAACGTTGTAATCGAGGATTTAGTTGCTCCAAATCCATCAATAATAAACAGTATGTTCATAGCGACAGTTGGGTAGGTGAATTAAATGGCAAAAGAGAACAAAAAGGAAGAGGTAAAAGCTATTGTTGAGGCAGTGGCTTTAACACCTTTGAGATTTAACGATGTTAGGTATGAAATTGGGGATAAGCTGGAATTAACTGAAGCGGAATTTGAAACTTTGTCAGAAAACAAACTTGTCAGTGAAAGAGTTGATGAGTAATGACGGACGAAACTTTGGAAGAACTGAAAAAATATATTCCTGAAACTTCAGATTTTGATGTAGGGGTTGTTGAGCAGTTTTATAAAGTCGCTGAAGAAAAACATAGCAGCGAAAAAGAAAAATTGCTCAAAATATATCTTTTTGGATATTTACTCACTTCATTAGATGATTTTGATTTTACAAAAGTTCAAGTATCTAATATTGTAATTGAAGAAGTAAATGGGAATAATCCTTATCTTAGGATGTATCAGCAATTATTGAAAACTCTTGATGTTGAAGAAAATGAGAGTGTAGTTATATCAATATTTTAAAGGGGTTGAAATGTTTAATTTTAAAAATAAAGAAAAAGAAGAAATACTACTTGTTGAGTTGAATCATATACTTTTAAATATTGGTGACAATGAATTAGATTTGACTCAACGAAGAGTAAATATTGCAAAACAAGAGATAGAAAAAAGAAAATTAAAAATAGAGATTATAAATTTAGGTGATAAAGATGCCTTGCAAACTAACAGTGAAACAGAAACCAAAAAACAAAAATTTGGAGAAGTTGTTGGCGATGAATCCACAAAAGATAGAAGTGGGAACAGTAACAAATTATAGTGTCAAAGATGGATTTGATGCCTTTGGATTATCAAATGTATTGGATAGTGGTTCAAGTCGTGGAGTTCCTGGATGGAATTATAATCAAAAAGCTTTTGAACAATTTAATCCAATGGCTGCTAGATACTTTAAAGAAGGAGTTGCAAGGATTATAAATGGAAGTTTTGACATTGCAGCGATGGCGAATAAAATTGGAATCGAGGCTAGTACAAGATATAAATCAATGATTGAAAGGATAAAAAACCCTCCAAATAGTCCTGTGACAATTGCAAGAAAAGGATTTAATAATCCGATGATTGAAACTGGGCATTTTAAGAACAATATTGCGGCTAAAATTAATGGGGGGAGAATTGTTGGCAGAGGTGGTGGATAATGGATAGGAAAACAAAATCAGCTATAAAAAAAACCTTGAAAGTTATAGAAAAACTGTCAGATGATGTGATTGTGTATTCAGAAAATTCTGAGATTGAATTTGACGAAATGGGCAATCCTGTCCAAAACAAAATAGAAAAGATGGTAAAAATGGCTATATTGACACCTAAACATAATTCGACATTTCCGCAAAGTATGGATGGAAGCTTTTTATCGAATAAAAAAGAGGGATATTATATTTTGAATGATAATGATGATTTTAAAATATCGGAAGGTATAAAAATAAAGCATAAAGATGTGATTTACAGGGTTGTGAATATCGAGGAAAATTATGGGGAATTTTTGAGAATGGAGCTGAATATAGATGACAAGCGAAATTAAAAAAGAACTTGTGAACGATATAAAAGAGTTCTGCAAAAAGTTTGGTATAAATCAAATCATAAATGAAGATAAAAGAGACGAGATACTTGCTGAGCAATATGAAAAACTCAAATTTCCAATTGTTTTTTATAATATATACATTGAAGATGCAGGGAATCCAATTCCTTTTGGCAATGATGAATATTGTTATGACGAAGAAATACAAGTTATCTTGACGTTAGAATCAAGAGAAAAACATAATGATTTCGATATGCTTTATTTATTTTTAGCCAATACAAAAGCAACAAATGATTACTTTGGTGAAAGAAAACATAAAAGGAAAGTTAGAAAAGTATACAAAATCCAGGAAACAACTTTTAATTTTATGGGTAGAAGATATTACAAGGAAGTTTTGCAGTTTAGTTATTTCGCAGAACATTATATAAATAAAAATTTTAAGGAGGAATAATGGCAATACAGAGAAATGATTTAAATACTTTGAATAATGTACAAATTAAATCAGAAAATAACAGAGCTTTTTATGCTGATGTCAGAAGTTTGATGTTTTTTACAAAAGATTTTGCAATATCGCCGACATTTATTACAGAACCTGGCGATTTGTTAGAATTAAACATCAGTGGATTAAATGAAAATCATAATTTTTATAAATTAATAGCTAGTGCATATTCACAAGCGTATACACCGTTAAATGTAGTTGTTTACGGAAATAATACAGCAGCAACATTTACAGAGCTTATGAATACATATATAGATCATGAGGACGCTTTTGAAGTCACTAACTGGATTATTAATATGGATATTGTTTCTGAAAAAACGTATATTAACAGTATAGTATCTTATGCAAAAACTGATAAGGATAAACAATTTTTTATAGCTGTTGATTATGAAAAAGTAGGAAGTGCAGCCGAAGCTGTAAAATTACAAACAGAAAATAATGTGAATAACGTTGCGTTTGTAATCGAAGGAGCTAAAAATTTAGCTAAAGGAAATTGGCTTACAGGGGCCTTAGTTGGTGGAACAATAGGATATAAAGATTTAGGAAGTTATATTGTTCATTCGACTCAAATAACTGGTTTTGTCCAAGAAAATTTTACAAAAATTGAGCAAAAATCTTTTTGGGACGCTGGATTAAATTACTTATCTAAACCAACACAAGGTTATTTTCATATTGTAAATGGACTTAATTCTGATAATAAAACATTTATCGAATTGAAATTAATCGAAATTTGGTTGAGAGATGGTTTAAAAAAAGATTTAACAATATTTCAGGTGAGAAAGGACAAAATACCTTTGAATGATATTGGTAGATTAATGATTGAATCAATCATAAGAGAACGTTGCAGACAAGGAGCGAATGCTGGGATGTTTATGGTTGATAGTAATGGAAGTTATTTCGGGACAATAACTCAAAAGGATAAAAATGGTAATGAGTTTAGCATAAAATTAGGACATTTGACAGTTGATGAATTAACACAAGAATCGATTAGAGAAGGTAAGTTTAAATTTGATTTAAGAGTGACTTATTTAAACGGTGCAAGAAATGTGGCATTAACAGGAACAATTACAACAGACGGAGAAATTGTATTCGATAAATAAAAGGGGGGAATATAAATGTCAACAAAACAATATAATGTGGATAATGTCAAGATTGTGTTAACTGCTGCAGGTATTCCTTATGCAATTACTTGCAGACATGAAGACGGTTTTGAAGATGATCCAAACACAGAAAGCTCAAGCTCAACAATTGCTAGTTGTGGGCAAAAGGTTGTTAATGTATCAGTCGACGAGAGTGTATCTATCACATTAAGTTTACTTTACGGAAGCAACGAGCACAGAACAATGGAAAGATTGCATAAATTGTGGAAAGGAAACAAAGGGTTATTTCCAATGTTTATGGTAATAACTGATACAAATACAAATGAAACTTATATATATAATGGTGTTTCATTTAAGAAAAAAGCTGCATTAAAATATGCAAACGAAAGTGGAACTGAAGCAAGAGCATGGGAGTTTGAAGCAGAAAGCAGAGAACTTGTAATGTAATTGGAGAAAAAAAGACAACTAATATGAAAAATATAATAGTTGTCTTTTATACAAAATATAAGGAGATTAAAAATGGATTTAGAGAGAAAATACACTGAAGCAGAAAAAGAAGCTATTAATATGTCAAGAGAAATGGCAGGACTGGGACCGTTGGAGCAAGAAGGGGAAAAAGAAACAATAGGAGTAGCAGAGGCAGAAACTACTGAGGCCCAAATAGTTGCTGAAACGGCTGAAGAGATAAAAGAAAGAAAAAATAAAAATGAGAGAAGGAGAATAAAACAACAAGGAGGATTAAGACCAAAACAGATATTTAAATACACTTTGATTAACTGGGAGGGAAAACCAAAAGATGTGGTTTGTACATATCCAACTACAAGACAAGCGTCGAAATATTCAAAAATGGATTTCGATCCTGTTACTGGAAAAGGAGTGCTTGATTTTGGTGACATAGTTGATTGTTTTTACAATGATGACCTATTGCCACGATTTGACTTTGAGGACTTTCCATCGAGTGAAATTATTGGATTAGGTGTATTTTTATCGGAAGTGGTAAGAAATCCCTTCCTTAAATAAGAATCTAGCATTTTTTCATGAAGGGAAAATATATTTTAATAAAGATGAAATGCTAAAAGATATAAATGAAATTGAAAATTTAGCATTTCAGTTAGAAATAAATGAGAATTTTAAAAATTTTAATTCTTTTGTTTTTTTAAAAAGATATAACGAAAATAAAATCTCTGAAAAAGAGTTCGAAACTTTTTTGAAAATGTGCTTTTATGATACAGAAATTCAAAAAGCAAAAGAAAGAGAACGGAAAAAGATTAAGAAAGGAAGATAAATGGCTAGTGGAGTAGGAGTTACTTATGAGTTAGAGTTTGTTATTAAAGATAAAAACGCAAAGCAATGGATACAATCAATGCAAAAAGAAGCTGAAAAACTAGCTAAAACATTAGATAAGGTTAGTTTAAATAATTTTAATAAGCAAATACAGAATATACAAAAGCATTTGCAATCACAAGGAGATAAACTTAAATCTCAAATGAAAACGGCTCAAGAAATGATGAAAACGCTTGGAACTGGTAAAACTGTAAAAAGTGGATTGGATAACGTAAAAAAAGAAACACAAGAAGCTAAAAAGAAAATGGATGATTTGAATAAAGCTAAAGAAGCAGTTGGAAAGTCGGTTAAGAATCCTCTTGGAAACGTGGCTAAAGGTGCTGACAGTGCAATGAAAAAAGTTAAAGGGCTTTTAAATAAAGTTCGTGATGGAGCATTGTATAAGGCAGGAAGTTTTATTACACAAGCTGGAATGGAAGCGTTGCAGGAATATGGACAAACTGATTATGAATTACGTGGCGCTTCTGCCAAAACAGGTGGATATGGTGTTGATTTAAAAGAGTATAGGCGACTAACTAAAAAAGTTGGAGGAGATACAAAATTTAATAACTTAGATGTTGCACAAGCTATTAATTCAGGAGCAACTTTAGGAATTAAAAAAGACGAAATGAAACAAATAATTCCAGCAGCTGCAAATTTAGCGCAAGCGTTCAATTCAGACATAACACCAGCTCTTGAAATGGTTAAAATGCACATGAACTCTTATCAGTTATCTGCGAAAGAGGCCCAAAAAGTTACCGATATGATAGCTGTTACATCAAAAAATACAGCGGCTGATTTACCAAGATTGGCTGAAGGATTTAAATACGTTGGAGCGTCTGGAAAAGCGTTAGGAGTACCACTTGAAACCGTTTATGCTATGCTAGGTAAAATGAATGACAACGGATTAACGGGGTCAACAGCAGGTACTGGATTAAATCAAATGTTTGAAAGTTTGAAAGATTTTAAAAAACGTGGAAAACTTGAAGATTTAATTGGTAAGGTTACAGATGAAAAAGGTAATTTACAAGATATGGTTTCGATTGTTGAAAGATTAAAAGGTGTAACTGACAAAATGGGTAACGCGGATAAAGCTGGAGTATTAAAAGCTATATTCGGAGTACAAGGAGGTAGAGCCGCCAATACGCTATTGAATGGAAGTATAGAAGACTTGAAAAAACTTCAAAACGAAATAAAGAATAGTAGTGGAGTAGCTAAGCAATTGAGTGACTTTATGATGCAAGGAAGCGCAGGAGCGGTTGAAACTTTAATGGGAACAATGTCAAGCACGTTTGCAGCGGTATTTGACTCGTTAGAGCCTTTATTAGTCCCGGTTGCAGGGTTATTCATGGGAATAGCTGAAGCAATTGGACAGGTAGCAGAAAAAGCGCCTTGGCTATTGCAATTAGTTTCTATTTTGGGAGCTTTAGTAATTGGAGAAATGGTATTTAATAAAATGAAATCAAGCATCGGGCCTTTCATTTCTGGGATAAAAGAAGCTATTGCAAGTGTTAGTTTATTAAAAATAGTTCTTTACGGACTATTGGCGATTGGTTTAGTAGTTATATTTAATATGTTTAAGCAATGGCAAGATTATTTGCAACAAAATGCTGACGTAAACAAAGTGTGGACGGCTACATTGCAAAGTTTAGGAAGTGCATTAGGAGCAATCAGCGACTTGATAATGGCTGTTGTAGGTGCATTATTTGGATTTAGTACAAAATCAGAAGATGCAAAAGATAAAACACAAATTTGGGGAATGACAGCTGATGAAGTTAAGCAAAAACTAGAATCTTTCAAAGAAAAAGTTGATGCATTTGCTCAAAAAGTGCAAGAGATGACTAAATGGGTAGAGCAAAATAAAGAAACAGTGAGACTTTGGGGAACTGTATTTTTAGGATTAGCAGCTGGAATTGGAATTTTATGGGCTTTAGTTGCAGCGCAATCAGCATTTAATGCAGTTGCAGCCTTAAATCCGTATGTTTTAATTGCAACAGCTATAATTGCAGCAATAATGGCAATAGTAGCTGTGATAATGTATTTGTGGAACACAAACGAAGGATTCAGGAATGCGATAACAACAGCTTGGAATGCAATTGCTCAATGCTGGTCTTTTGTAAGTTCTGTATTTTCAGGAATGGTAGGTGGCATTATTAATTGGATGACACAATTGTGGGCACAAAGCGAAGTGTTTAGGGAACTTATAACTACCACTTGGAACCTTATTGCAGCGATTTTTCAATTGGTCGGAGCTATAATTAGCGGAATTGTTATGGCAATTATTAATGCTGTATCGAGTTTTATTGGAGCGATAATAAATGCTTATAATACAAATTCAACTTTTCATGCAGTTGTGTCAGCTGCTTGGAGTGCAATAGGGGCGTTAATCCCTGCTGTAATTGGAATGATAGTTGGAGGTCCAGTTGGAATGTTTATAGGTGCATTAGTAAGTTTATACACTCATAATCAAACTGCGAGAAATTTAATAAATGCAGCCTGGAATGCAATTAAATCAGCTGTATCATCAGCAATATCAGCAATAATAAGTAGGATTCAATCCGCTATATCTGCTGTGCAAGGACTAATAAGCGCTTTCCAATCTGCTGGTAAGTTAGATTGGGGTGGAATTAAAGCTGGCGGAGCACAATTTGTAGGAGGAGTTAAAGGAATCATTACAGGTAAACATGCGGTAGGAACTAATAATTTCCAGGTACAAGGTGGCGGCGGAATGACTACTATCGACGAACATGGAGACGAAGCTATTTGGTTACCTAACGGTTCTATGATTGCTAGGAACACAACAACTAACGATATGTTAAACAATTTAAAATCTATTAAAGCTAATACTCGTAGTGGACTGAAAGACAGTGGAACAGTTGTTACAAATAATAATCATTTTGTATTTAATGTTAGTGGAAATGATGAAACGCTAAACGAATTAAAAAATGAACTTGAAAAATTAGGAATAGTTTAGGAGGTATAGAATGCAAGTATTAGATTTTTTAAAAAAAGCAATTGCAGGATTTGAAGCACAAAAAGATAGACTTGAAAAAATGTATTTAAAATATTTTGGCATAAAACCTAATGGATTTTTAGGTACTATACCTCTTTTAGTAATTTCGACTGATTATAGTCAAGACAATGAAATAACAGGCTACAAATCGTATTTAAAAGATAATTTTAATGAAAATATGTTTGTAAATCCATATACATTAAAAATTGAGGTAATTTTACACGGCAAAGAGTGGAAAGATGAACTTGAGAAATTAGTTAAAGAATCCAAAAAAAGAAATTATACAACATTTATGTATACTAAATTCGACAAGGTTTATGCTCCGCTCGCAATAACTAGTGTCAGTTACTCGGAAAATTATCAAAATTACACTAGCATAAAAGTTTCAATAAATTTAAAAGAAGTAAACTTGTTAAAATTTACTACAACTGACGGAAAGACTACAACGAGTGCTTATGATCCAGAGACTAATACCCAAAATCGAGAAATGTCTGAAGTTTCGATGAGTGAATCAATGAAAGGTGGACTTGGAGATGATCCTAGAACAGGAGATATTAAAGCATGAGAAAATTATATAGTTTTGATATTTTATATAAGAAAAATAAAAAAAGTAGTTACAGAATTTTATTAGACGATGGAGAAAAAACGTTGTTAGTTACATTGGAAATTTACAATATAAAAGAACTTTGGTATTTAGATGTAAAGACTGATAACGAAAATTTACATATGGGTCAAAGAATTAATGCATACGAAGATTTGTTTTTATTGTGCAGAAGACGATATAAAGAATTTCCGAATGTTAAAATGATAGCTTTGCCAATTAATTTGAATGGCTTTGATGTTGAGTTTACAACAGAGACAGCTGGAATATTACAGGATATTATGGTGGTGGTTTAATGGCTGAGAACACAGGAAATGATAATTACTATATTTTGTGGGACAGATATGCAAAAGTAACTTTTAAAGTAAAAAATGGAGATGAAACAGAGGAAATTGAATTTGAAAGATTTCAAATTGAAAATGGAGTTGATTATTCGCCAGATTTCGAGATACAAACTGAATTTGATATAACAGAAAGCACTAATATTGCTAAAATAGTTATTTATAATTTAACAGATGAAATGATTAAAAAATTAAAAAAAGGTGTTGAAGTAGTTATTGAAGCTGGGTATTGGAATGATGGAGTAAATAAAGATATTGGTGTTATCTATAAAGGGATTATCGAGAGTTTGAAAGGAAATTGGAGCAACGCTGATAAGAAATTTGAGATAACTTGTAATACTTATAATGATGAATACAAGGACACAAAAATAAATCTTAAAACTGGAAAAGGGACAAAAGCTAGTACAATAATAAAATTAATTTTATCAAAATTGGATAAATTAAAAGCTGGGACAATAGAGCTTGGTAAGGATATTGATTATAAAGATGGCAAAACAATGCATAATAATGTAAAACACATCTTTAAAGAATTAGCGAAAGACACTAAAAGTGTTTTTTTTATAACAAATGGAGTTCTCACTTTTCAACCACGAGATAAGATAAATAGAGGTATTTTAGAATTTGATCCGAATCGATTTCAAGATGTAAAAGAAAATGACGGTACTTATACATTGAAAAGTATATTTGATCATAGATTTCAAGAAGGTTTTAAGATTAATTTAGATTTAAAAAAGGAATTTGAGCAACTTGAAATTAAAGGAGAGTATCTTATCATAAAAGGTAAGCACGTTATTAATTTTAAAAGCGATGCATATACAGAGTTGGAAATAAAAACTAAATTTGATGATGAAGAAGCTAAGAAAGCTAATGAAATCGAAATTGTTTCTGGAAAAAAAGGAAAAAATGAGAAAGCATCTAAAAATAAAAAGAAAAAAGCAAAAGAAAAAGACGATAAAAAGAGTAAGAAAAATGAAAAAAATACTAAAAAAACAAGCAAAAAAGAAAACGAGGTTAAAAAATCCAATAACACAGAAACTAAAAAAACTACTACAAAAAGTAGCGGAAATAAAAAAGAAAAAGACTGGGATAGAATAGTGAGAACATATGGAGTAGGAGGTAAAAAGTGAGAAAAAAAACAGTAGGAGATCATATAGAATCAATGATAAGTGGAAGATTTGATAATTTGAATACTTTTGCAATAGCTAAAATTGTTGAAGTAGATAACTCTAACATGAGCTGCAGTATACAAATGTTAGATATTCCTGAACTTTTTGGCACACGTGATGAAGTTGAAATAATTGAAAATGTTCCAATTGCTCCGATTTTTTGGGGGAGTAAATGTAAAGTAAATGCTCCATTAGCTGTAAACGATAAGGTCTTAGTAGCTTTTTGTCAGCATGATACATTTAATGCAAGAAATGCTTCTGAACCTTGCGAGCCGAACTCTAGTGCAAAATTTGATATAAATAATGCCATTGTAGTTGGTCAAATAACAAGTGATGCAGAAAAGAACATATCCAACGACTTCTATATCGCTTATGGTGGAACACTTGTAACAATAAATGATAGCGGTGTCAATATAAAAGGCGGTTCAATTAGTATAAGTGGACCTGTTAAAGTTGACGGAAGTTTAGAAGTGAGCGGAGACGCTACAATTGGTGGAAAGTCATTTTTAACTCATACAAATGGTGGATTACCATTGGATTAGGAGGAAATCATGGAGAGTGTAGAAAGTTGGCTAACAGAAAAAAATGATGATAAAGAAATAGATGTTGCAATCGGTAAAAATATTATATTAAGTTCAGAATTAGAAAAAATAAGATTACGTTTGGAAAATAAATTGAGGTTATTTTTTAACGAATGGTTTTTGCATAAGAATGAAGGTATTTATTG